ACTAGGCTTTGATTGTGGACCTCGTTTTGGTAACGGGGTCTTATATGATGTGAAGAGTACTGCCAACCTGATTGCAGCAGCAGGTAAGAATTTGCAAGCTCAGGTCCCAGAGGTGTATTGGGACCAAAACATTCGAACACTCCATTTAGAGTTTATCGAAGATCTTCTGGCTGGAGAATTAGACGCCTGGCGAGGCACCACCAACAACGTACCTTTCAGACCTGCCACCTTTGCAGAGGTGGTTGCAGCAGCTTTTGCCAGGTCAGGAAAGAAGGGGAGGAACTATCTTCAGGGTGTGGCTGACTTAACAGGTCGGCACGCACTAAAACACCTTAGACCATTTTGGACCACACGCCCGATGGTCAAGTTTGAGGTGCTCTCCGGGAAAACCCATCAGAAGGATGCGAAAGCACCCAGACTAATAAATAATACACCTACAAGTGACGTCGTTCGTGGACGCACTTCATCTTTACATTTCGATGCATGGATGAAGCGCAACCGACCAACAGTCAAAGGCAAATCAACAGCAGACAAACTATCCGATTTAGACCGGCTGAACACCTTAATTGGGGAAAGCTACGTACTAGGGATCGACGACACCGCGCGTGACGCCAATGTCACAACAAATGATTTTGCTTTGTACCGTGATCTACTATCCGCACTCGGCTTCATGACCCCAGAAATGGAAGTCATGTTAAAGAGGGAAGGGTTTGTAGGACATGCAAACGGTACCTTCATTTCCGGTAAATGGACCAGCCTATTGAGTGGTGTGGATTTCACTTCTGCACTCAACATGGTTGTGTCTTGGTTCGGGGGGTGGTATCTCTGCAAGAAGGTTTTAGGCCTTAAAAGCAGTGATTGGGGTATATTAGCTGAAGGGGATGACCAGCTGATTTTGATGCGCGGCCGCAAGACGCCATTTGATCAGGAAGATATAGCAGCCGTCGGCAGACGGCTGGCGAAGGTATGGAAAATTGAGTCGCAGGGCTGGCCTGAAGACCAGCATGCATTCATCGGGGGAAATGTGACTAAGTTCCGTGGCAAATGGCACTATGTCCCAAGTCCCAAACGTATGTTTCTCAAATCTACCATCGCATTATGCCCGTTTGGCACCAGCAGAAAAGAAATGATCAGTCGCCTAAAAGCCCGAGCTCTTGCCTTGAGTGACAGGTACAGCCATATACCCATCGGGTGGGCGATTGCAAAGAAAGTCAGTTCTTTTGCCAACACTTTTAGCGGCAAGGCACGTTTTACTCGCGAAGAGGAGTTTGTTTATACAGGCACCATCCTTCGAGCACCAGACCAAACCGCGCGTTTGGTCTATCAGGCATGTACCGGAATCACCGTTGACCAACAGTTACGGTGTGAGGATATCATCCACAACTGCGCGCAGTTCGATGACCTCCGGTACGAGTTGCCACTTGACCCCCAGTCATATTAGGGCGCCACGGGCACCCTACCTAAAACAGTTAAAATACCATAGGTGCGTGTTTGCAGAAACATTATGGCCAAAACGAAGAAAACCACAATGGCCAAGACAAAGAAGAAGAGCTCCCGTACCGCTCGTCAGCGTGTACCACGAGTGAATCTTCCACGCAGCTTAAGGTTGACGCCCACAGGTGTCTCTCTGGCAGCATATCATGCGGCCCTATCGGATCCTTTCGCGTCTCCGCCGACGTTTATTCCGACAGACTCGCGGCCAGGAACATTCGTTCACAAACGCCTTATTACCCTGATCTCCGCTACGGGCCAAGAAAACTTTGCGCTCAGGATTTGGTCAGGCGGCCCGAGTG